AATGTTTGCCGCCTAACGCATAACTACCAACTGTGCTACCGGCTTTCCGTGCTGCACCACCAACACGGTCAATACCTTGTTGCGCGCGCAACGCGCCGACCATAAGGTGAGCGGCGCCATGTGGTGTACTAATATACTTCTTGCCCCGATAAGCACCATACCCCAAAGCTGCTGCACCAGCTGCTGCACCGACACCGAGAGCGACACGCTTTGCAATCCGCTTCCGTCGTGCGCTTCGTGCGGCACCAGACATCGTAGGGCGTGCTTTGCGATGACCCCATCGCATACCCTTGATGCCATAGTGGTATAATTCCATGTTTGTCATATGTCTCCTATTCAAAACTGTCAGGATTTAGCTTGTACGCAACGTAAGCGTCCATGAGAGCCGCTACGTTGTCAATTTTTTCTTCATAGCGTCGTTTTAGAATCTTGCGGTTACCGTTTGTGTCTTCCATGACGATAGCATTCCCCATACCGAATGTCATGAGCGCTTCGTCAAAGAGTAACGCACGATCTTCCGCAAGCTTCTTCAACTCGCCGAGTGGGACGGATTCTGTTTTGGCACCTTGGATGACCTTTTCAACTCCCCACTCACTATTCTCGGTCGTCCACCGTTCGATAAATTCACGCGCATTATACGGGTCATACCCAACAGAACGAATGTCGTATTGACACTCTTGGATATGAGCATCCAGATCGTCATAGACTTGCATCATGTCTAACACGGTGCCGTCCATGACAATTAATGTACCTTCCTCGATGAATTCTTCGTACTTAAGACGCCGAGCAGTAGTGAGCTTCATCAGAGTACGTTCAGTGATATAAGAGCGAGTCTTCACGCCAAACATACTCCGCTGAAGAGGGAACAAAAACGTGAACGCAGTAAAGTCATCCCCGAGTGACAAGTCGACACCCATCGAACATGGCATACCCCAATATTGTTTCTTTGTATGTGGTAACGTTTCTTCGTAAGTGAAGAAATACGTGTACCCTTCCATGGGGATGCCAAAACGTTTCGCTAGGATGTCGTTTCGTGCAGCGGGGACTTGTTCCGCTCGTTCTACATCTTTCTGGTATGTCTCGTAGGTTACCGTGATGCCGATGTTCGGATTCGCTTTCACCCACATAGCCGGGTCAGCAACTTCCTTGATATCGTCAAGACGGTAGTGCCAGATCGAAATATGCGGTGCTAGGTAATTACCTTTGAGAATGTCTTGGAGTTCTAGTTTGATGGTGTCACCAACGCTGTTACGAACAGTACCTTCCGACGAAATTGCGAGGATGATGTAATCCTCGTTCTTGGAAGCTCCCTGTTCGATAGCACCGATAACATCCTCTTTCACATCTCCTGAAAGCCACTCATCGACGGTGTTCACCTTTGTACGCATCGACTGAAGCTTGTCGATGCGCATCGGCCGAACCTCAAGTAATGAGTTAGTCAAGAAGTTTTCAATGCCACGTTTGGTGGGGGCGAGTTTGTTCTTCTCGGCTTTTCGACCAGCTGCTTGAGGTGTGAAGCCAGCCATACAAAGGAATTTAAACAATGGTCCTTTAGAACGGATCATTGCAGTCTTGATCGGCTGGATAGTTTCTGTCGCCAACGGCATCGTGGGGGCCACAATAATCTGGTGAGTGGTCGTGGTATCGACAGTGAGGAAATACGCTTGTAAGAACGAAGCATACATCGACTTAGCAGCACCACGGGCCACGATGATATACTGCTTGAGCGTCAAACGCTTTTTAACACGCTTGCGAACATACCGACCCCCGCGATTCCCAGGACGTGGGACATAGACCGAACGGTCAACAAAGATGTACCAAGACAATAACTGTTCGGCCCAGAGTTTGAACGAATCCATGACGAACACATCAGAACCATCGGTAAGAGTCATCTCGGATTCGACGAACTCGATAAACCCGTCAATAGCGTTGTCGTCGTAATAATACTTTGGATCTGCGATGAGGGCGTCAATACGGTTCATCTCCATGGAGATTTCTTTACAGACTGGAATCTCACCCCGCAGTACTTTCTCTCGGAAAATTCCGTAATACTTTGGGGTGGCAGTGTTCGATAGAGCCATCCGCTACCACCCAGTCACAGCTTTAGCGACCTTGAGACCCGCAGCGATACGTTTCTTCTGGTCCTTGCTCTTCAGGTTTTGAGCTGCGATTGTACCGAATGTGCCAAGAGCAACGCCGCCAAGGGCACCAGCACCCTTCCAGAACATCTCTTCGCCTTTACGTCGAGCTCGGGTCTTGTATGGATTGTCTGCGGTTCGTCGATAGTCGTTCTCCAGTTGCATTCGTCGGGTTAATGTCTGAAGCTCTTTGTTAGAAAGTGAAGTGACACCAGTCTTCTTCACCTTGCCAGCGAGAGCGTCAGAATGCTTACGCTCTTTGGACCGGACTTTTGGTTTTCGGTGCAAACTTAAACGTAAACCTTTGCGACGACCCCACTTCATACCCTTGATGCCGTAGTGGTAAAGCTCTGGCGTGTGGGTGTCGCTATGTAAAGTCGTTACGTTGTAAACTTTACGTTTATTGGAAACATCCGAACGCCAGTTCTTCGGAATCTTCGGTGACACATCAATGAACGGAGTCTTCAGATGTTCCGTGGCATTCATCATTCGCTTACCGCCGAATTTTAACCGAGATTCTTTAAGTTTCTTACCCCTGTAGTGAGCATACCCGAGGAGAGCGGCGCTTGTGGCTAAAGGAACAGCAACAGAACCGACGTTGTAAGCGAGCTTAGCCCGACGAACATGTTTCTGAATAATGTCGTGACGTTGTTGAATTGTCAGATCACGCCACTTCTTACGCTTCTTCTTACCCCGTCGACGGTCTTTGCGAACTCCTCGGCGCATACCGGGGACACCGTAGTGATAGAGTTCATCGTGGTGTTGGGGTGTTAACTCAAACAACACTCAACCTCCATATCATTTCATCTCGGCAAGCTTGATGGGCTTCCTTCACCGCTGTGTTAATCGACGGGTCAAACTTCAACCGAGCATCCATAGTCACAAACGTCTCGATGAGACTTGCGATGATGTTCCGCGGAGTTGTAGTTTTGGGCTCGTCGATGTCATACAGGTCAGACCACTCCTCAGTCCCCGAAACAACTGGACTGGACTTCTTGACAGCAGGGCAAACTTGGAACACCACAGCCAGTGAGGAGTTCATCAAGCTTTTAATGTCCACGTCGAAGTCCGTGTTGTCAGCGGGGATGTTGAGGAGTTTCTTCACGTCTTGTAAAGCACTACCCATCACGACAGCCGTTCGTTAACGATCCGCTGAATCTCCAGCGGGTCCCACCCCTCACGCTCCAACCGTTGGAACCGTTCTGCACCGTTGCCGTACTGGCCTCGGATCACCATGTTGACTACCTCGTCTTGTGAAGGGCGAACCTTCGGAGTAGGCAATGGAACCGGACCAGCGGGTTTTGCACCGGTGATCTCGTCGTAGATCTGAGCAGCACGGTTGACGTAGTTGTGATACTGGCTTCCGCCAAGGAACGGGCCAGGACAACCGGTAGCGAAGAAGTCCATGTGACGGAAAACGTTCACTCCGATTTCGGGTCGGCCGAGTCGATAGAACTTGTGGAGGTGGGCGACGAGTTTTGCACCGGTCTCCATCGTCTCAGGATCGACACGCCAATCTGGGGCGCCTGTGCTATTAGCATGCTCAATAGAGATACCATGGTTGTTGCCATTTGCATTAGCAGTAGCCCAAGCAATATCGGAATCGTACACATACTGACGAACCTTGTCATGATCCACACCGTAATGTGCAGAAGCTTCTCGGTCTTGCCAGATATTGAAGCAAGCGTCTAGGGTATCCGGTCCGTTTCCGTCTCGGTCAACAACAGTCATGTGATGAATGACTGTGAACTTAATCGTTCGGAAGCCGTGTGGGGTGTAGTGTAAATCTAGTAGTGTTTCATCAAATTCAAGTGTACCCCAATCGTATTGTTCTGGGGTTCGTCGGGTCATCTTATCTCCTTTCACCAGAGTTTTGTGTCACCCGGTTGTCGTTCCTGGTATTCTCTTGGTGTTGTTTCCTCGGTTCCGTAGTGGATGAGGTTATGCGTGTTGTGAGACACACATACCAAGTTTTCAGGATCTAGTAATTTGTCTGAACCTTCTGCCAAATCTTGCATAGTTATTGGTACTATGTGGTGTACCAGTATCCGATCCAAGATTGGATAGTCGGACAGCGCCAAATCGCAGCCGTTATCTCGTGAGATCACATGATTACGGGCTTGTGCCCACTCACGTGACTTGTAAAAGTCTTGGTTAGCCATCCGCTTTCCGCCGAAGGTGGCGTGACTCACCGCTCCCCCAAGACGGAGATACCGAATACGATCTTCGAGAGTCATGTATTGGAGCATCTCATGGTATGTCTTGGGGGAGTTATTCGAGGGTTTCACCTTTATACCTTCGGAGAGCGTTGATAGCCTCTGCGTACTCCTGTTCACGGCGTTCGCTAGCTTCGATGGCTGCCATCTTCACATCCATCATCTCGTTCTCCTTCAACAACTTGCGTCGTTCGAGTTGTTCACGAACGGAACCCAAGCGTAAGAAGTGTGTGATGACTGATGGTGATGCCGTGCCGTCACGCAATTGCTGAGCTGCGAGGTCTGTGGCGCTCTTGACGAGCTCGTTCTCTCGGTCCTCAACCGTTTGAGCCGGCTTTCGGCGTCGTTTTGGTGTGTTGGACACCTGTTTCACCTCGTTTCAGAGTAGTTACAACCCCCATCCGCCCTTTAGAACACCCTTTCTGAGGCTTTTCCCAGGCGGGGGGCGAGCGAGTAGGGGGGTATGTTGTGCGAAGACCCCCTCCCCCCTTAAATATATAGGGGGGGTTTGTTATTTTCGACGATCATTTTTGTGTGAACTCCCGACAAATTATAACGTACAATATCGTCGATAGCTCGCTCAATATCCTCGTCCAAAATATGAGGTCCTAGCGAATCAGTAGTATTTAGCACACGATCCAAATATCCCATACTGTCATAGCCGTGCAGAATATCAAAACGATACCACTCAGCGAACTGGTCACCAGGATGGTATGGGTTATCGGTCGTTGTCAAATATACTTCACGGCTCATGAAAATATAGCTTTCTAGAGAATATGTCAAATATACTTGTTGACCGTAGACACAGACACACCTAGGGCTTCAGCAATAGCCGCTTGAGAATATCCCCGCGATTGCATATTTTTGATAGCCGTCTGCTGCCGCTGTGGTAGTGCACGCTGTTCCTTTGGCATAGCGAGCTCACGAATATGATCCATGTCGCCTTGAGCCATGATCTCCTTCAGCTTCGTAGTAGAAATAGCGCCAGCTTGGATAGCTTGCCACTCTTCCTCAGTAGGCTGAATACGATGCTTGCTAGCTCCTGTTGCTGCGCGTGCACCAATAAGAGCTTGTGTCTTTAGCTTCTTAATATCATCCTTGTCAAGCCCTGGATTGGCCTCTACTTTAGCGCGCACTTGTAGATTTGCCATACGTTGGGCCTGACGCTCTAGAGGAGCGTTGGACTTAGCCAAAGCCAGCTTAGCATCGAGAGACCGCACAGCATCAATATGCACACGCTTAGCGTTAGCAGAATATGGAATCGGCTCAGAACGGTACGCTGCTAGACGGGCATCGTTAGCCATAGCTTTGATCCCGTTGGCATGGCGTGCGTAGATCCGCTCCATAGGTGATGGTGTGTCTGATGTAAGAGAATATGCGTCATCAGCAAGACTCATACGAGTGACCTTCTGGTGGTTGGGTGCTTGTTCCCACTCACCGGTACGGGTCTTCACACCATGGGTCTTGTTTGTATCAATATAACGCAGCTTCCCTGTCTTGGGGTCAATGTGCCCGCCTTCAGTTTTATATGCCAAGCGACGCTCTGGAATATGGACCGTTGCTGAGGCACGAGAAATGATGGTAGAGGCACCCTTGCGTGGACCGCCCTGATACTTAGCCTTGAGTGAGGCAATATCATTATCCACATATGACTGTTTATAATCGAGCTTGTGTTTGTTAGCATCAATAACAACCATAGAATGGCGGACAGCCCGTGCTAGCTCATCCGTGTTGGCCCCCTTCACAGACATATCCGTAATGAGGTTAGAAATCATCCCCATCTCAGTGCCTACACGGCCTTTGGGTAAGACTTGCATACCTTCATGGTATTTATATTCTGTGTGAGGGTCGAAATTACGAAGCCCATTAAGAGCGTTCGTTATTTTTAGGCGTGCACCTCGGGTAGGAATAACCAAGGCAGTATCACCGTCAAAATCAGCCCCTGATAAACGCTCCGCAACTGAATGGTGAATACCCACAGCAGCCTTGGCTCGTTTACCAATCATTTTTTGGCCTTCTTTATTTGTGTTGTCGACAATAAGCTCTGGAATCTCAAATGTACCGCCATGCGGAAATCGTACAAGCGCCACTCGTTCTCCTTGACGGTAGTTCGGGGCATATATGCGTGTAGGATCTATCGAGGGTAATGGAAGTAACACATGTGTCTTCTGCCTCGGTAGCGCTGCGGCTTTAAGATGTGAAGCTGCACTGTCTGCATTTTCTGCGAAATTCTCTAATAAAGAAGCGCGTACAATAGGATTTGTCAGGCTCTTAATTTGAGCAAGCTCAGAAGCCATCGAATCCCGTGTTATTTTTAGCTGACGTTCTGCTGTAGCCTCGTGTTGTTTCGATAAGAATTGGGACGGGAGATTTCGACTCCATTTATCCCAATCCGACTCGTCGTTCACAATGTTCATAGCAGAAATAGCACGACGGTTTCGTCCGCTGCCTTCAGTGAGTTGATATTTGATTGTCGCACCAAATGGATTATCCGGGTCATCTCGAAGGGGTTTCAAAATACTACCACTCTTCTTGTCTCCCAGGACCGGTACCGAACGATCCTTGTTGGTGTTAAATACTAAATCAACTCCGTCAGGCAAGTCATCACGATATACCGCCATACCTTTGAGGTAATGGCCCTTTCCGACTTGTGCACGGATTTGAGCATATGCGTTCTCGCCAATGGAAATGTCTCGCACACCGGGGCGAAGATAAATAACGCCATCAGCTTTCTCACCGCCTTCGCCGCCGTAGTTAATACGGAGACGCTTTGGGTCGATAGCTAAAGGAGTGACAATACCTAACGGTGCTCCCTCCTTATCTTTCAATGGACCGGAAAATGAACTCAGATCCTTGAGATGACGATATGCTTCTTGCTTGGTGGTACCAGGTTTTGCGAGGACTGTAGTAAATGACGCTTCCCCTGTAGATGCAGAGCGTTCACGCAAATTCAAAATAACGTAGCCTTCGAGCTCCAACGCACGGAGGGCTTTTTTCTTCTGCGACTCATTAATCTTCATGAGTGCTTCAGTACCCTTCCCAACGTCAAGGTAGCCTGTCTTGTCGACGCGCTCTTTTAAGGCTTGCTTGTTTTGAATAAGCGCTTCTTGTCTTGCAAGTGCTGTGGGTAATAAGTATTTACGTACAGCGCCTTCAGAAATGCCTAGCTTCTCACCGATAGCGGTGTTCGACCATCCTTTGGCCTTATATTTCTTGACGGCAGCTACCTCTTGAATCTTCTGTTCATGACGAGCAAGAGTAATATGGTCACGAAGCTCGACAGAAGATTTAAAACCGAGTTGCTTTGCAATATCGGTTTGTGACATCCCGTCGCGTTTCATGATTGCTACAGTGTCAAGAAATGACTTTGGGGTGGCGGAAGGGTCCTTGCCGCTGCCCCATGGATATCGACCTGAATGTGGTTTGGAACCCTCGTGTGGTTTACCCACGTGAGCCAAATATTCAGAGTCGTCAATAATGTGCACCATGGAAATTATCCATCCTGTTTACGCAAGTTTTGTAGTCTCTCGTCGAAGTATACAATCTTTGCCATAATACTTGTGATTTCTTCTGGTGTTGGACGCTTTATCCGCACATCGTCAGACTGGTAAATACGAGTTTCAATCCTGATAGTGGATGGGTCAAAATTGTACTCTAAACAGAATATCGCTGCGTAGATAAGTAGCTGGTTATGCGAAGCTGGAACTCGTCCAGTCTTCAGATCATGAATCCTCAGCTTATTAGCTTTGAAGGAAACGGTGTCTGCGGTACCAAAACAATTGTCAGAATAGTATAGGATTTGTTCTGGGTTCATTCCAAAACCAATACCGTCGTTCACATATGTCGACAGTGTTGATCCGTTCTTTGGGAGCTTGATGCCAAGGCGTATTGCCTCAGCCGCAAACTCGTGAAGACGGGTTCCCATTTCTGTGGCTTGCTTGGTCCGAAAACGATCATCAAACCTTGCGTCATCGTAGTTGAGCCAATGCCATTGACTCGGGCTGAGAAATGCATGATCGTGTTCAAGATTCACATGCTTGTTGAATATCATTGAGTACATCCTTTTCGTTCTCAGGATAAATGAACGAGGCGTAGGACATTCCATGCATTCTCTCAATATAGTAGTCTTGGTTCGGTTGATGCGAAGCTGTGCGTCCACGTTTCACTTCAAGAGCGAACCATCGCTTACCAATAAGAATCAAGAGATCTGGAATACCTTGAATGTATGACGAGTCATTCTTCAGAATGATACATTCTGGAAACCGGGCCTTGATTCGTTTTATCAATCCTGATTGGTATGTGCTTTCCTTCATGGAATCCTCCTAGGGGAAAGTACAGTAAAAATTAAAGGACAGAAAAATTGCCTCTTCTATCCATATACACCCTAGTTTTTCGTACGAATTGTACGAAAGCCCTGGTCAGAGCCTTGCAGAAACATGCATTTTGTACGAGCTCTGCAAAAGCCCAGGTCAGAGGGTATAAAAAAAAATTCGAACCCCTATCACAACTGCTACACACCCAGAAATGTGACCTAGGTAACAAAAACATACCTCGGACCGTTTTGGTCCGAATACCTCGAAAAAGGCTCCACACCGATGGGTTGAGTTAAACGACTAAACGCCCTGCTAGAAGGGGGTATTACCATAGGCCCAAAAAGCCCGATCCAAAGTGGGCCAGAGTATTTTGAGGTAAATGCCCTGGTCAGATGGTGTTTTTGAGGTGGGTGGGCCAAAAATTTCAAAATTGGCTCAAAAATTTTTAATTTTATTTAAAATTCTTTGTTTGTCCTGGTACAGCCGGTCCCCATTGCCACATTACTACTATTATATATTATTATATATAATATATATAATAATGGGCCAAAGTGGCACAAACAGCCAGCTCAAGGCATGTTTTTAGGGTGGGCCAAAAAGTTCACAGAAAACTGGCCCATTTCAAAAGTGGCCATAACCCCAGGTCAAGACCCGCTTTCAAAAACTGGATTTTTGGGCCCTCCAAAAACGTAGTGGTCCTCTCCAAAGTACTTCAAACGTGCTGACAAGAACCCCCATTCGTTGAAATTCTTCTTCTCCTTCAAAGTGGCCCAGATTGCACTCTCGATAGAAGAGTTACTACAAAGAATATAGTAATTCAGAGTCTCGAATGGAGTATCCAGTCGGTCAATACGACCCTTCGCTTGCTCAAAACTCTTATAAGAATAAGGCATCGACCAAAACACAATCGTGTCCGTCGCAATACAATTCCACCCTTCGGACCCAGAAGTATACTGAACCGCATATACCCACCGATCTCCCTCAGGAACCGGTTCGTGTTTATGACCGTTCCACTCCTTCAAAACATCTCCGCAAATCTCTCGCAAAATCTCCAATTCATAATCAAAATTGTAAAAACAAATCAACCGCGGGTGCTTCTCCCAAAGCTTCTGAAACTCGTCAATACGACTCTTATCAGTCCCACAAACCCTCCTCAAAACATACCCAAGCTGCGCAGCGTTCTTCATAGGCTCCCCCGTCCAAGGTACCACACGTTTCTTAAAAGCCTCCTGATACACAGACAGCTCAAAATGGCACCAAATACGCCTCTCACAGCGCGTTGTACGCCTCGAAAAAGGCATGTCGACTAAAACATCATCCCGCCACTTCTCAAGGCGCTGAACGTGCCTGTAGCCCTCGATTTTAGGAAAACCGCCCCATCGAGTCACAATACAATACTCACGGTCGAACTCGGTAAATGTCTTCACAAAGCCCCGAGCCACAAATACGGCAGTATAATCCTTCCAAGTATCCCCAGGCGTAGCGCTCAGCATGATCCAATGATTATTCTTCGCAATCTTCACAAACCGCTTCGCCCAAAGCCCTCGACCGACGACACGCTGTTCATCAAAGATGAAAAACGCTCCCTTCACGTTCTTGTACTTGTCAATATTATTCCAAGAATCCACCTTCTCTACCTCAACGCCATATGTCTTGCAATCCTTACGCCATTCAAGACTATCCCGTTTCTTGGCTGTCGTGATAATATACAGCTTACGACCCTTTTCATTCCTGACAAAATACTCCAAAGCCGTAAAAGACTTGCCGGAACCCACCCCTCCGCAAAGAATCGTGCCATTTTTCATAAGTTTCACAGCTTTTGCTTGATGTGGGAATAACTCAATGCTCATTTATCATCCTTTCGTATACCCCCAAACGGGGGATCGGAGTAAAAAAAAAGTATCCCTTCCGTTTTGTACGAAAGGGATAGCTGTTTCATGCTACAGAATCGAGGCTAACTCAGAAACCTGGTGCATGATCTTCTGCAAAATCATATATCGGTCAGCAGCTTCCAAGGTCTCGATGATGTCTTTGTATTCACTCATGGCCATCGCCCATCCCTTGCTCGTAGTTTTTCGATTCGATGTGTTTTCTTGAGTTGGTCAAGACGCTCTTCAAGAAGATTCAAAGCCTTGACAGCGTGCTCGATTTGTGTTTGACGACGTGCACCGTATTTCTCAGCTTGTGCAAGCTCTTCAATGATTTGCTGATGCAACACGTTTTGAATGTTCGGTGGTTGCCAGTCTTTGTCCCACTGGTCTACGTCAAAGTCATACGACATTCGATTAACCGTCCTTTCTCTTCGTCGTGGACATATGAATACTCGGTTGTGATGATGTCTGTCCGAGAAATTCCGGTCTTCTCCAAAGCCTCGTCCACAGCAACCCAAGGCTTTTCCAGATTTGCGGTGATGACCACAAGCTCGTTAGGACCATCCTCTGGAGAGATATAGTGGCTTTCTGTTGCGAATGGAATCTCGCATACTCGCTTCGCCTTAGCTTGGTAGACTTTCACGTTTTTGATGAAAATCGTCAATTCCTCAATGGCTTTGCTTGCCGCTGTGATTTTGTCATTGAGTTCCTCAGCGTTGTTTGCGTTACTCACAAAATCAATAGCGCACCGCAACCGTGGACTCATACTACGCGGCACGACGATATCTTTACTCATGATAAAATGACCTCCTCAGGGTCTAGGTTGTGTTGTTTCGTGTGATCGTAGATCAGATCATCCAAGGTCTGCTCAGCTTCCAGAAGATGGTAGAGACGCTTCTTTGGATCTTCTTGAGCCATAAAAGCTTTGAAGATATGTTGCTGCGCTTCAGAAAATAGCTCGCCTTCCGGGTCTTCCCCCTGAGTCTCACGGAGCATCTCTTCGATGACGCCTTTTGCTTCCGTTAAGGGAATCTCCTTACGGTCCATCGGCTTAGCAGCCGCTTCAACCATCAAATCCACCACACCTTGATATCGGCCGTCAGTACCAGTCGGGAAAAGCAATAATTGTTGCGGATAATCCCGACCCTTCCGGTGCCCCAAGTAGAAGTTCAATGCGTGCAAAACCTCACTCATAGCCATTTTCAGGTGGTTATGCAAATCGCTAGCTTGGATCGCTTGTTCGATATCTTTGGAAAGCCCGTACAGAGCTTCCTTATCGTCACAGTGACGAAATTCGGTGGTGTCATTAGCCATCGGTGTTGCGCCTACACGCTTGTTTTCAGGCATGATAACTCCTTTTGGATAAATGAACGGATTTTTGTTACGGCATCCATGCGCCGTCCGCGATTGACACGGTTTTCAGACAATGCCTCGAAATGGCTGAGAGCCTCAGGTAAAGCCAACGGTGCCGACATAGGCAAGACAAATCGCATAGTGTGAACCGTAGCGAAATCGCCGTAGCTGAAACTGTTGTATTCTCGCAGAGCCTCATCGGCAAGCCACAGCATCGTATGGCGGTCGCGTTTTTCGTTTGTCAGATACGCACCCACAATCCATGATGCAATGAATTGCGTGTACTCGTTGACCGGGACGTGAACCTCGTGGCCATCTTTTCGAGGGATGCACAAATGTAGCATAATAGCTCCTTTCAAAATTTCAGAAAAATTAAACCCTGGTTTTTAGGCCGAGGTTTAATCCTAGGGATTATTCCTTTGTGGAATGGTCAGTATGAATCTGTACCAGATTACTCACCGAAGTGCTTCTTTGCGAAGTGTCCTAGAACAGCGATCAGAATGTGTCCACCAACAAAGATTCCGATTGAACGGATGATCTCCTTGGCAACATTCTTCTTCAGCTGTTCCAGTTCTTCTTCAGAGAATTGGTCGATGAATTGAGTGTTGGTTTGAGATTGCATGATGAGCCTTTCTTACTCGTAGGGTATCTCTCATATATACCATGGTTTTTTGTACGAGTGAGAAAAAAGTATACCTCGGTTTTTTAAACCGAGGCTTAGGGTGTTACTCCTTATTTTCTAGTTCTTGAGGTTGTTCTTCGGGTTCAGAAGCTTGGGCTTGTTGTGCCAAGATTTCTTCCAATTTTTCGCGTACTTTCGCGTCGACTGCTTTGTCGAACGCTTCCTTGTCGTCTGCCTTCTTGTTGAGGAATTTGCAAATCTTCTTCGAGGCTCCTTCAAAGATTTTCACGGAGGTGTATCCAACGCACCCTGCAACGAATGCAGAGAGTGCCAGATTACCAGCGTTCTTCAATGTTGAAGTCGTTTGGGATTCGGTTTCCTCGCCATTATAGGCTTCGAGGGAAGTGCTGTTAGAGTCAGCGATGTTTGCGAGATTGTCAGACATGACAGTGAGCCTTTCTTAACTCGTAGGGGTATCTCATATAGAGGGTGGTTTTTTGTACGAGATTTCAGAAAAAATTAAACCCCGGTTTTTAAGCCGAGGTTTAATCCTAGGGATTATTCCTTTGTGGAATGGTCAGTATGAACTGATCCGTTTTGTCACTTACCGGAATAGCCGTTCAGCAACGGTTGCGCCGATGGTCAGTGCACCAACGACTAGGCCGTAGGCTACTGTGACTTGCACAGCGCCCATGACGAAGCCCTTAGCGAACTGCTTTGCGACGCCAGCGTAGGTGATGGTCTCGTCGGTAACAGTGGTGTTAGCGGTTTGGGTGTTCATGGTTTGAACCTTTCTTGTTCAGTAGGTGGGTATCTCCCATATACAGCGTGGTTTTTTGTACGAATCCCACGCTGTATACTATACTCTACCGAACGCGATTGGATACATCAAGTGGTGTGGGCCGACTTCCTGACAGAAGCTTCTTACGCAACCGTACCACCCGCACAAAACCCTTCGCGTCTTTAGCAACGATATCACCCGACCGAGCCACAATATCTCCTCGGGGCGACGGAATGAGAATACATGGCAAACCTTCCAGCTCGAAATACTCAGCGTCCAACCACTTGGCTAACCCAGCCGCAGTATCGCAAGACAACACCACGCCGTCAAGAAGATCGAACCAAACATCATTAGGCGTAAATGCCTCAGGAATTGGAGCTTTCATCAGAACGGCACCTCCTCATCAATATCAGTCTCGACAGGCTTACTATCCCAAGGATCGTTATCATCAGCCTTAGGAACTGAAGCATACTTCCGCTCCAGCTCGTCTTCGTCAAGAGTTGCAAATAACGTCTTGCAATATGCCTTTACGCCTTTTTTGCCGTTGACCTCCCACTCGTAAGGACGGACCACAACATCTGCAAATTCCAAATCACAGTAGTCCAAGATATCGACCGTGTCTTCATCGAGGTCGACACGACCGTTGGACTTCAGCAAAACGATGGTGGGGTTACGCCGACCATATCGAACCTCGACAGGGAGGTACCAGTCAGGTTCAACATCTTCGTCACGCTGACGAAAACGCTTGACGTTCCATCCGTCAGACATAAGACCCTCAGCAGTTGCCTTGTCTAAGACAATGGCGAAATTACGACGCCCTGCTGCGTTGTATTGGGATGGGCGTCCGCCGAGATTACGAAATACAAGTTTTACGTTCTTCAACGTGACATTATGCAACATGTCGTTTTCCTTTCTTGGCTTTTAAAGCCTTGAACTCTGTCTCAGTCAAAACCTTGACTGTTTTACCGCTGAGCACAATATAGTCGCCTACATATGCACGACGGTCTGGTGTGTTGATATGGTACTCGTCAATACCCTGAGAGTTTAACGAGCACCCAAAAGGCCACCCATACCGCAAAGCTAGCATTCGACGGTTTTCTTGGGTGACCTTATGGTATACTCCGATCATAGTGTCACGAAATCCTTAAATGTTCCGAAACGTTCGATCTGTTTGATAGCCTCTTCGACTAAATGGTCGGCATATGTGGTATCCACTTCGTCAAGGCTTTCGACCTGTGACGACTCTTTCCACAACCAACCTTTTGTTCCAGCGACTGAATATGCCTTGAATCCGTCGTCGGTGGTGACACGATATGCGTTCTTACCACCCTGAATAACCGGTACAAGGCTTGCGGTCCGCCCCACATGCCACCAAGAATTATCCATCTCAGGCGAATCGCCTAACCAAATAACACCCTTGGTGACCGAGCGCTGTTCCTTGTAGTCGTCGAGTGTGACTGGCTCGCCAGAGAATAACGACTTGAAGACAACAGGATGCTGGAACTGAGCTCCGGTAGCAGTCCATTTTTCTTTCGCAGTAGAATATGCGATGTATACAGCATCGTTCACAAGACACATGCGTTTGTACGTGTCTTCATGCTCGAACTCATAGCCGTATTTCTTACCAAATTCCGTCACAGCCTGAATAATCTCAGGAGTGGCGTTGGGGATTTTGATGGAGTCTGTCTTAATATGAGCGACTGTGAAACCCTGTTCTTGCACAAAATGCTTCAAGTCGATCATAAACAGCGCCCCACGCTTTGCCACGATGTTGTCGACGTTGCGGATATCCCGGAAGGGGTTGTCGAATTTCGCTGACGTTAAACCATAGACGCTGTTGATAATAATCTTCAGTGAATATGACAGGTTGTCGAGCTCGTCCTTACCACCCTCCAAAAATGGGCGTAACTTGCCGCCAAGCATCTGCCGAGCGGCGTCCAAATCCCCATGCTTAATCGCAAGACGTGCCTGCTTGATTTGGCTGAACACCTCCGTGTATGGACCGAATAAGTTTAATTCTTCGATCGACGTAGGGTGCATCGAAGCCACATCCAGCAATGCCACGTCATCATAAATGCCTGGTTCGGCGTAAACATAACCCCCCTCTCCTGTGGTCTCGCCACGATATGTCGAAACCCCGGCATCGTAAGAATAACCGGGGAACATCTCACTCAAGTCGGTGTAGACAAACTCGTCTTGAGGATTCTTCTCATCGCCGAAAATGATCTTAGCGACGTGTTTACGAGTGACGTCGTTGACAGGAAGTCCTGACAATTCCGACAATAATAACCGTGCTTCGTAGTCAGCCTTGCGATCATGGAAGACTGCTTCGGTTGCACGGACGTCGTTAGAACAATATTCAATCACCCTCGGCCAAAGCCCAACACCGACTTCCTTATCCCAAGGGATTTCCATTTCCATATGTTTGATCCCAAGGTCGAACTCAAATTTCTTGAGCGATTGCTTTTTGCTTGAGAAGTCGTAAATATCAGCGTATGACAGCCCGTATGCCTCGATGAACATACTGTCGCGGTCACGATCGTTGATAATACGACTTGAGAGCTCGAATAACTCTTGGTTGGAATAACCCATCAATCGAGCATACAAAATATGGTTGTCGTACCGACGATTGTTGAAACCGACAAGCTGGTGTTTCAGCAGCCCTTCAATCTCTTTGGGTGTGGGGTTCAGCATCGGAATAACCGCGTTTGACCCCTCGTGCTTATAACACACAACAAAAAGATTCGGATACACCTCAACGTCGAAAAATACCAACTGGCCCTTCTTGGGTTTGTCTTCGATCTCGATATGTTGCTGTGGCGCGTCCTTACCCTTCAGCTGCATCGTCTTGACTTCCTTGAGGCAATATAAAGCATGGTTCGTGCTCTTTGCCGCAAAGCCTAGCAAGACTGGTTTCATGTCTTCCACGTTATATACTAACCCAGAAGAATATGCATCGTCCAAAATTTTCTTGATGAAATCAACACTCGATTTGGTCGACGGGTGAATCTCTTTACGAAGATTGCGCTCAATTAATTCGCGTAACCCTCGCTCTGATTGGATTTGCTTCGTCGAAAGCATCTTAGTCTCCTTTAAAGGGAGTCCGCCACTGATATGAGCTATCGGCATACCGTTACAGACGGTGAATTTCCGTCTCAGTGACGAATTTCCCTTATATACTTTTACCTCAATACCTTCGGAATAGAGCGGCGCTAGTGTATCCACATCACCGTCATAGATATAATGAAGGTGAACACCAGCACCAGACTTACTCACCTCTCCGTATGTCGGAGGGAAGGTCTTGATAGCTTCGAGGTTCCTGCTCAAAGATTTATTTCCATTGTCATCACGCAAGTCAAAGTCGATCACAATATGATTCTGTGGGACCTTGACGTAATGCAGCTCGTGAGTGTTGATCGTCCCTAACACCGTGTCGACATCCACCCACCGCTTTGAGGGCGTCCCCTCAGCATTGGCAAGCTGTGCCGGCATTCCAGCGTACTCAGCATCAAAAATAGACTCCCGACAGTTCCACAAATCTGTTTCTTCGGGTTCTTCCTCGTATCCTTCCGGTGCACCAAAGTAACCTTCCATAAGCATGTCTGGTTTAAATCCACCATACACCGACCGGAGACGCATCCCGTTGTTGAGCCGTTTCCGAGGGTAGAACTCTTCAAAATAGTTTTGCAGCTCTGCCTGAAATACCTGACGCCGTTCAGGATATTCAATTCCCACTTCCTTGCACCACTCTTTATACATGGTGTAAGCTTGCGTCAATGTGATATATTGTTCCGCGACGAACTCATCTTGAACCTCGTTCACAAACGACATGATGGGGTTCGTGATATACATCATGGAAATAGGCTTGTAGTTGTCGTAGTAATGGCGCGTCATCTTCTTGAATTTCTGCAAGCAGTGATACGCGATTGCGCCATACTCAAATTTCACCTGCTCCATTAAATGCCGATATCGCAGAGCCTCCACAGTGTCGCCTGAGGATGTAATCACAATCAGACGACGAATAAGGCCCGACTTAGCATCGGAAATACGGATTGGGTTGTTGGTGCCGACGATGAGTGTTGAGTTAAACTTCATCGCATATGCGGATTTATGTTTCTCGTTCACTAGCATCGGCTCATGCGAGACAATAGCATTGATTTTTGTGTTGTCGTTGATGTTGTTCATATCAACATCATGATCCACAGCAATCAGTGGGTTCGACTTGAATGCTTCCAAGGCGAATTGCGCGGAGGCTGTCCCCAAGGCACGTGCGTTGAATACTCCAGAATATCCCTCGAACATGTCTTGGATGATACCGATAATGGTAGACTTACCACTACCTGGTTTACCATAGAAAGCAAAAAACTTCTGGATTGTTTTTGCTTCTCCGGCTACAACAGCTCCGATGGCCCACTCGATTTTATCGACCTCGTTAGGACGATATAACGTATTTACCAGCTCATCCCAAGCGTCATGACTCCCTTCTGCGCATGAATAACTCAAACGCTTTGTAGCATAGTCTTCTTTGCAAATAGGCTGATCCGCGAAAATAACCCGTTCGTCGAGTTGTTTCCAGTTATCGCCTAGCGTCTTGACGTACTGCTGAAATTTCGTCCATCGCCCGTTGTCGAAGCTCTGTAATCCACTCACCGTTGCCGAATCGTATTTTTCAGCTTCGGCGTACAGAACCCCGTCTACCAAACGAGGAACGTCATAACTATCAGTTGACCAGACACCACGCTCTTCATCCCAAATCGCAAAGAAAGAATTACCTTTGACCATAAGGTCTTTTGATGGACGCACAACAAACGAAGGATATAAGGTTGTCCCACCGCCTTGCTGGGGTGATTGTTCCTTAGTAGCAATACGCATAAAGTCCAAAGAAGTCATTTATATCACCACAAAACTCCGTGCTGTTGCCACGCCCATTCGTTCAGCTGAGCCCATAATTCGCGCTCTGCCGAATCCCATTTTTTCGCGTAACCCTCTGGTGTGCGGTCGAGCGGAAATAGGCTGTTCTCTCCGAAGGCCCCGTAAGTACGATTGTTGATAATGTCGATGCGCTTTTGCACAAACGACTCGTCATACGTGTTATCGGTCATATCATCGAGATGCATATTTCGCATCAACCACATGAAATCATCTGGGACGGAATTTTCAGTAAAGTCCGTCATCCGCTTTGCCAAGGGAATAAGCATCTCCAACATCGAGCAGCGTTCAGCCATAAGCTCTCCATCCGAGAGGTCGTAATCCCGAATGGCATTGCGGAAACTGCGACGAAGTTCTTTCCCGTCCCAAGCTCGGTTACTGTCGAGACCAACATAAGCCATGAACGGCACCGAGTGAAGATGACGCAAGACCTTCTTGCAAGGCTGATAGTTCACCAAATTGCAAAGGTATTGGAAATATGTTTCTTCGTTATAGCGAACAAGCACGATAACAATCTCCGTCTTCGTCGATTGGGATATCGTTGTTAGTCAAGATCATATATTTGATCTGACCGTACGGACTATCCTTGTATGGAGTTTTGTCGAATCGCAGTTCAATAAGGCTGTGATAATCCGGGTTACGGAAATAAATCACGTCTTTACCAGTCTCGGTACCGTGTTCGATAAACTCCTCAGGGATAATATCCTCGTAATCCTCTTCCCATAGGACATTCCCCGCTGAATCTTCCATGAGACGATCAGTAGTATACCAAGTATACAGCATTTGGTCTTGGGCCAAGGCGTTCAGGTTGTATTCAGCCAAGGAAATGATCGCTGGATCAGGGTTGGTGAGGTCTTCTGCCATTTCTTCCTCCGTCAAAGGTTCTGGTTCCGGTTGAGTTTCTTCAACCGGTTCTTCTTCATCAATAGAAGTTTCAAAAAAATTTACCCCGGTTGCACATTCCGGGGTTTCCCCGTCGGGTGGTTCCACACTAATACGCTGGTCCGTCACTACCACCCTTTTCACAGAATGGTAGTGACGGAAATACATACCGGTGATAAAACCACTCGTCCACACCAAGGTGGCGAAAATGATCTTATCAAGTTTGGACACGTTTAGACCAGATCGTAAATGATGCCTTGAACGTTAGGGTAAATCATGACGCCGACGTCTGCCAGTTGGATATCCTTCTCGGAAGCGTCCTTGGTTTGGTAGAACAGACCAAGGTCAACATAACCAAGATTACCGTTGTGGTCCTTGTGGACCCAACCAACAATGTTACCTTCCGGGGTCCGAGGGATACCGATCAAGTCATATACCTCGTTGAGGTAAATATGACCACGAGCACGAAGCATATCGTTAGCGACGTTTTGTGCGCTAATCAGTTCACTGCGGATTTGAAGAGCGTCCGTTTCACCGTCGTTCTTCTCACGCACCAACCGAGAATAACCGTTCAAACGAACGCTGATAACAGCGCTGTCTTTGGTTTCAGAAATAACAGCATTCTCGCTGGTTTCGATACCACGAGTCATGGCTTTCTGGAGAATCTCAGCTTCGTTTTCTTCGCCGAGTTGTTCCTTGACCTCTTCGCGGTAGGACTCGTACATACCCTTCACGGTATTGAATGCCGCGGTGGTTTGTTGTAACCGCTTGACGACGGTGTTGTGACCCCACAAAATGCTAGCCACAGACAGCGAGCCGACAAGGAAAGCAGGACCGTAGTTCTTGATTACTGCCTTGGCGATGGGAATATAGCTCTTAATGGTTTCCCACACGACTCGGCCATTCGAGCACCACACAACACCCTTGTCGTCGCAGAACAATTCTTTGAAGTTATCTGCGAATGCTTCGTTGTCCCGGACGTCAACACCGTCGAACAGGATTTCAAAAGTCCCGTATTTAGCACCCTTATTATCACGGGCAAGCTTGACGAAACGAACGTGTTCCTTCTGCAAGAATTTGGCGGCTTTGTAATCCTCTTGGAATTTCGGAGTAGCCTTCGATGCCAAGGTTGCAGCGGTGATTAACCCGCCAACACCGCTGAACACTGCTGCGGTAGGAGCGTTCTTATAGGACTTCATTTTTAACGTGTTGAATACACGACCAAGCTTCAGCATGGTGAATATACCTTTCGTAAGAGTGCCCCACCCACAGTAGCGAGTAGGGCGTGTGAATGTGATTCGTTATGAATCGAGGAAAATAGGATCAGGCAAGACGAGTTGGAAACCGCCGTCTACCTTCACCGTACGCGGAGCGCCGATATCATCCCAACCCCAATCGTTGTCGACATATTTCGATGGGAGTCCTACAAGAGAATACAGATCAGCAACGGTGGCCACCTCGTACTGGTCAATGATGTCTTGTAATTTGTCGATGATGTTGCTAGCCTCACGACGGTCTGTCAACACCACACGAGCTACTCGATTGTTCCCGACAGGTTTGCGCGCGGTTGTCGTAGAACGTGAATAGCTGTGATATGGTGTGTTAGACCGTTGTTGAGGCTGACGCTGAGGGGGTCGAGCATCGTTCAAAACCGCATCCATGATGGCGTCGCCGATCGCACGAACGCCCTCTTTGAATAACGGTTGAACGATGGGAAGAACAGTGTCGAAAATAAACGGCTTAAGAACATCCGACCAAAATGATTTCTTTGGCGGTAGGACTTTCGCCGTAGTCACCTGTTCTACTTTTGGTCGTTCATTACTCATTGGCCTTCTTTTCGCTCAGTTCTTTGAACCGAGCCAGGAGTTCTTCCTTGGACAGGTCTTGCAGATTCGTGGGGTTAAACTCCTTCTGCAATTCCTTCGGAAGAATGCCGCAGATGAATTTCGCGGCATAATCCGGGTCCGTCAGCATTTCCTCCAACAGCTCGGAATATGCGTCAGTGGCAGTGAACCAGACTTTCAGCCAGTCCGGCTTCACCAGGATTTCACCACGGGGCGTTTCTTGCTTGACACCGACTGCCTGACGCAAAACGGTTTTGAAAACGGAGAGCACGATACGTGCATCTTCGGTTTCTTGAATTGACTTCAAGACTTCGGAGAATTTCAGACCTTCAAAATCATCGAAGGCGATTTCCATAGCCTCGGCTTTCGTCAGATTGAAGTAGAATGTGTCTTCTACCTCATTACCACGCAAGTCATTGTATTTGATTGTTTTCTCGATCATGGATCCATTCCTCCAGTTTCATTGTTATTGGACCGAAGATATGGTCACACCAGGTGATCGTATCCATTAAGGGGATCAGCGCAAAAGTCAATAGCCAATACTGGCTTGCCGTCATCGGACAGAATTGACGAATACGTCACCTCCATTAATGCGTCCGTGTTCCAACCGACATACCCGCTGACTGCCGTTTCGGGCAGACCAACCTCATCATAAAAATCAGTCAGAGAAGCATACATCTCTGTGATGATCTTATGATTCACCGTGTTCACAGCGGCTTTGATGGTCTCCATGTTTGACTTGAAGTACCGGTCGCTGTATGAGTCGTAACAAATACACTCATCACCGGTGACAATCAGCGTCGTCGGCTTCGGGTTCTTGGCGATACCCTCTTCGGCGATTTCCTTGTGGACCGCTTCAGCCTTCTTGGGTGAAAGTTGTTTTTCAGCAGCCGTGCGGTAGCTTCGATATGCCTTGTCTGTGATGAAATACAGAGTCTCCATATCGTCAGCACGACCTTTTACCAGCGCTGCAACCCAGCCCAAAGCGGCGACAGTCGAAATACCCGCAAGACATGCTGGAACATAGTATTTCCAAGTTGCCTTGGCCTTGTCCAAAAATGTCGATTCTTCGGGGAGTTCTTTCATCACCTCCTGAGCGGCTGCGTGCCCCTTACCAGCAGCGACTGCGGTGGTAGCTACGCCTGTTGCAACGCTGACAAGCGTCACCATTTGACTGTGATTCGTGATGAATCGCGTGAGACGGTTAAGTTTCACGATTATTCTCCTTTCTTAAAGAAACGGCGTTTCAGCGCCTTGAACGGACGTTTGAGGTCTTCAGCTGCGTCTTGCATTTTCGTGAGTGCATATGCAGCCAAGCCGAGACCGAGCACTGCACAGCAGGCAGTAACGATCTCAGCGAAATTGGCGCTGTGTTTCGCGTTGATATGGACGTTGACGGTCATGTTATTTCCCTTCCCAATCTTCACAAAGATCGGCGTATTCTTCATCCACGAACTCCATGGATGCGTCGACTGCCATATCGGTGATTTGCTCGACAATGGCGTCCAGCTCGACTTCAGCTTTTTTGGCAAGCTTAGCCGAGACAAAATTAGCGGCTACACCAGTGAAAGTGAGCCCAAGAAGAACTTTGAATAGTGTGCGCATGGTTATTTTCCTTTCTTGAGTTCCAGCGCGATTTTGATAGCGTAGGCAAGAAACGCCACAGCTAGTTTGGTTTTGTGGTACGTCCGTACCACAGCTTTGACGGGATTACGCATCGGGTTAGCTCCGAGTACCGAAGACAGCATTTTTGTCTTCAGACCAGTAGAACAGTTTTACCAAACGTTCTCCTTTTTTGCGTAGCCCCAACAGGTCAAGCATATCAGCATCGAATGGGGTCACACCGTGTTCACCCAGGTTCACAGCTACACATGGCGAGTCTTCACTAGCTTCACACCCAGCTTTGAACGCATCATAGACGTGTTGAAATGTTTTTACCAGCGAATCGGCGTCATACCCAATTGGTCCGAACACTTCTTTGTCGGTCTTGGGGTTCAGCACTTCTTTTTCGCTTTCACGACGACCCATGTAATACGTGTTCCAGTCTTTCCGATTAGGCGTGTAGCTAATGTTCAGCATGCCGGAGGCGTCATTATAGAGACGAAGGTAGCTCAAAAGATCGGCATCTTCTCGTGTCACAATATCGGGGTCGATCTTCAGCCGATTCTCGTCATCAATATCGTCGTGTTCAAGTGCAGTTTTGAATGCCTCTTGCACATGCTTGAAAACTGTCAATGTGACTTCGGCATTCAAAGCTGTTGCGCCAGCTGGATCGTTCGAGATATTTACCCCTTCGTCAGTTTTCAGAATGTTATAGATCGTCCCGCCAATCATCAGAACGACACCAGCAGCTGCCATACCGAGTGCTGGGGTTTCTTGAATCGTGTTGAACACTTTAGTGGTAGTGTTGCGAACCTTTTGGACCGCTTTGCGAAAAATGTTTTTCATCGTAAAAATCCTTTCTCTAGATTACGATGATGAAAAGCTTATACCCTGGTTTAGGGTATAAAAAATTAAAGCTGAGATTTAGACTGTGACGGTATGTATTGATTGCTCCTTGTCCACGGAGATCAGTCTATCTCTCATATAGGGCGTGGTTTTTTGTACGAATTACTGATGGAACAGGAAATCCGCAAAAACCGTGACAGACAGAAATAGAATTGCGTAAACCAATCCAAACAAGCATACCTTGAGGATGAATCTCCAATTCGATGGGCCACCAAGATCATGTTTACCCATTCGTAAAATATACCTTTCCATTTTGAAAAAGTCTAAACCCCGGTTTTGCCGATGGGGTTTAGACTTGAGGGTATCAAGATTAGATCAATGCGATTTACAAATTAGTTCGATACGACCTCCTTTGTGTCGGAGAAGATGTGGTCCAGCAAGCCGCCTACTACGTCGGAACGTCGATCGGTTTCGATCAAAACGTCCCACGCGGTGGCGGCAAGTTTTTCCTTTTCTTCATTTGTTATTACAAATGAGAAGTCGAATGTGAATACTCGTTTAATAAAACGTAACATGATAATGTTTCCTTTCTGTCTCATATAGAGCATTGTTTTTTGTACGAAAGAAAACATAGACCACAGTATCTTGTGAATACTGTGGTCAGTGCTTATAGCGAGTTTTGGATGATGTTACTTGTGTCGTAGTAGCATGCCGATTGCCCGTGAGGAAATCAAGCCGAACTGTTCATAGTGGGTGACTGCAAAGATGCTGATGAGGTTAGCAGCAGCGACGAAAATCGTGTCTTTACTGAGCTTGCGGAACGAGCGGTTTCGTTCTGCTTCAGTCAGTTTGATCAGATTGTCGGCGATGTCTCCATATTCCTTATCTGCGCCTGAGTAGTCTTCCATTTCTGAAAGTAGGGCGTCGATTGCGTCCTGAATGGGATCATTTTTGCCAGTAAAAGACATAGTTATTTCCTTTCTATCCGTATGTCTCACTATAAGCGTGGTTTTTTATACGACTTGGTTGTCGACCTTGAAAGTGGCCTCGTCCTTGTCCATAAGTGTAACCGGGTGGTTGTTGAGTTCGAGCGTATTTACCAGCTTACCATCCTTTTCCTCAACAGTCATCACCCCGTCAAAACGATCGTCCGACTTGTTGTAGGCCCTGGTGGAAATGCCGGTAATCACACCAAGAAATGTCGTGATTGCAGTAGCCGTTGCGCTCACAGCATCACCGTGCGGAATATGCCAGACGTTCGCTAGCGTAATCCAGAAGGTGATAAGAGCCGGCATGACAATCATCACCGTCCATTTAGTGATCTGGTAAGCTTTGTCGTTCAGAATGAAGGCGGGCATGTGAATTTCCTTTCATTGGTAGACGCCCAAGTTCTTGCATGACCCGTTCGGCAGCACCATTTCCGCCGAGGGTCTTGTATGGTTCATAGAGGTACAAATATACATCCCGATATTCTTCGGGTGTAGCGTACCCCCGATCCATCATGAATCGCGCTTCCGATAGGATAGCGTTGTACGCCAATCCTTTTATCATGGTGGTGGTCGCATCGTCTTTACGACGTCGGGAAGCTATAAAAGCCCACAATCCGCTCGAACCAAACACCGCGACCATGATTGTACTCGACAGTTCAAGCCAAGACATATATCAGTTCCAATCGTACTTCGTATCCTTTTTTATAGCCCAAGGAGATTGTAAATCGGTTCGGAATTTATAATCGCAATAGGCTAACGATGGGTATTCGCGGTAACCTGTTTCGTCTTCGATTCGCGTAAATTCGGTCACCCGAGCGAGAATGCGATCGACGCCCAAGACAGAAGTGAAGTAAGGGACTTGAACACCGACAAGATCCCCAAGCCAATATTCATCTCGTTTTTTGGTTTCAAAAGTGTTTTCGTCTGAAGGCGTTCCGTATCGCTTCATAGAACCACTAGTAGGCGCTACTTCCACGGATAAATTAAAACCAGACGACAGTGTTTTGTATGGTTCTTGGTAAATACGGGTCTCTACGGTTTTTTCCCAATCGTAATCGGATTGTTTAGCCATGTTTTCGGTAGCATAACTCACATGGGCGTACTGACCCCAAGCGTTGAAAGATTTAGCGACCCAAGTGTGATCCTCGTTGGAAAATATCACCGCGTTTTTTACGTTCTCGATATTAACACTCAACTGTCCTTTTAGTAACGAATCGTCGAAGGTGTCAAATATAATGAAGTCGGAACGGTCTTGGCCTCGATAATGAAAACACTTAAAATGGTCACTGGGCCAGGGGTAATATTGCCACCATTCGTTCACAGCAAAAGGCGGGGCTTGAAAACGTATGGTGGAATTATTGTTTTCCATAATACGTTTAAACGCTTCCCACATCGAAGTACCACCATCAAAAGTCGCATAAACTTGATAGTGCCAAATGAATCCTATTTGATCGCCGTATATGATAGGTTCAAAAGGTAGTTTAAGGAAATCTAACTCTTTATGACCGTAATTACTCGATGCTACAGTAAATAGTTCTTTCCATATGGTCATCCAATTGAGACGTTCATTGCCGTCTTTATCCCCAAACTCCCACCCGTTTTTATACTCCGCATCCATGTAGGTTTTGTCACGAATTTCTTTTACGCAAGGCCTATGTGTGAATAGGTAGTCCAGCGTTTTACCTTTGTACGTCGTTTCCACACCGCCGTTGTCGTCAATGCGGACGTCAATGCTGGTAGTCATCATTGGTGTAGCACTGTTCGACGCCACGATCATTTTCCCCGGTCTTAATAAGGGATCACCTTGGAGAATGCCATCATCGGTACTAATCAATTGGAAGTCTCCATGATCTTGGAAACGCTCAGTGAACACGAACGATTTAAAATCGTAAATAGACTTTTCCGGTGAAAAATCATTACCCAAAATAACTGGATGCATCAGAACCCGCTCCTGGTTTTTACGTATGAGGCTTCTACTTCGAAATATGCGTTGGCGTTGGATGCGAAATAGCAACGTACATACAAGGCGTCGGTTCCGAAACACACATAAGGAAAAATCAGAGATCGCCCCGCTTTTTGCACCATGTTACCATTAGTCGAATAGTTCAATATCGCAGGGTCCCATGTCACTGTTCGATCCAAACCATTCAAACTATATACTGGTGTCACCCCGTCCGATATTTGATCGCTCCACGAGCCAGCGTAGTTTTCGTTAACATCATACTCGATGTACGGTAGAACGTCGTCACGAAGTAAGCCTATTTGTAGCTTTCGTAAATCTTTTAAACTCCTTTTGCCCCATGGAAATTTAACACTAATTTTGCAAGGCGATTTGTATGTTACGTCCTTTGGGGTACGAGGCTTTAGTAATTTGCCGAGATATCTTTTATTTTCGGACGATGGGTCAAAAGAAACATCAAATGGCGCGTCTGCACTGGCATAAAACAAAGGGTCGCCCATCGTGTACGTGATCTTGATGTCTAGATCTTTATCGAATAGTGCGCCTTCAATTTTAGAAATATACCCAGACCCGTTAAACCATACACCACTATATAATACATGTATGTTGGTGTTGGTACGGTGTTGACACCCCATCATCTGGTTAAGGATGGTCTTAGCTTCGTAAATATTATTCGGTCGAATTGTTAGTACAATTTCTCGGTCCGCGGTACGTCCACCACCCAAGAAAGCGCCACCGGCGGGCCGCTGAGTCTTGCTAAATGCAAAATCCAGCGTTGCCAAACCAGTGGCGCTTACGATGACTGCCGAGTCCGACTTCGCAATGTTACTCGGCGCACCTTGAGAGAAGATAACCGTGGGAGAGAAACAGTTCACGTTTAAAAGTTCAGCGCGCTGCTGTAACGTGATCTGTTCAATCATCTAAGGATTCCTTTTCTTGAGGTCTTCTAATTGTTTCCGGGTATTACGATAAATCTCATACGTTGACAACGCTTGCGGCGAAGTGTTGTTCTGGACGTATTCGATGTTCGTAATGTTCGTATCTCCAGCAGCCTTTGCGTCAGCGGCGGTATCGGCCTCCGTCGACGCTTTAGCTGCTTCGGAATATGTGTTGTTGATCGGGATAGAACGATTCAAGGCGTCCATATCACGCTTTGCCTGGTCGAGATTCACCACGGGAGTGATCGTGGGAGAAATATCAGAGTTGAAATTATCCTCAATCTCGTCCATAGCTCGCATAAGGGCGTCTTTCATGGAGTCCACACCATTTTGAACAGTCGACTCGTCGTCCATACCAGCTGCCAAACCCTCGACAAGGAAATGGCCAAACTCTTCAAAGACTGTCGACGGCGAATGAATACCGAGAACACTCTTAAAACCGTTCATAACCATCGAACCAAGGCCTCGTGCTGACTCCACAGCGTTGTTGATACGATTACGTACGCCGTTGACCAACCCTTGCACCATGTTTCCGCCTGCTTCGGACAGATCAAGCTCTCCGAAAATAAGCCGCTTCAGAGCACGGAATGGAGACAGCAGTAACTGCAGCATCGCAGCCCCGAGACGAACCAAACTCTGCCAGAGCGTCTGAAGAATATGCGCGCCAACGTCGTCCATGTCCGATGTGGACTTAGCACGGTCGTGTAGCCACTTGAACGGGTTCACCAGGAAATCAATCAACGTTACGAACGCCCGAGAAAGCCCATTAGCAAGGGCTTCAACGATTGCTGTAGCCAGATCAACAAATAACCGGGGCGAATTGAGCACAATCCAAATGAGAGCCTTCACCAGAGCAGCGATAATATCACCACCGCTCTTGGGGAGCTCGCCCAGGAGCACAACAAATAGTTCAATCAGACTATTCACCAGGGTTCCTATCAGTGTTGGTAGGTCCTTGATAGTCTGAATAAGCCCTTTAAGCATCGTCTTGACGAAACCAGTCAACCGGCTAGGCAAGGTCTTCATGAAATCAATCAGACCGGTCCAGAGTGACATAAACGTCTTCATGATCTTGCGGTTACCCGCTTGATCTTTCAAGAAGACAAATAACGCACCCAAACCAGCAATAATTAACCCCGTCGGACCCGTAATGGCAGCCGCAGCACTAGCTAGACCCCCGCCTAAAGCTTGGGCTAGCATGGGCGCAAACGGCTGCACCATAGCTGCAATTGCGGGTAATGTGGACTCGAAATTCGTCAATAGAATCTTCAGCATTGGCGAGAATTTACTGAACGTGTCAATAATCCCACCAACGCCTTGGCCCATCTGAATAACCGAATCCAGCATATAACCGAGGTTCCGTTTAAATGACCTGTCGCTCGAAGCGTTGCGCATACGGTTAAATGCACGCACAAAATCCTTAGCGGCGTCGGTGATGCTCGTGACAGAGGATTTGATTTTACTGATACCGTCGAAAACGTTCACCACGTTATCAACCTTGGTCTTCAGTTTCTGTTGCTCCGCCGTGAGCTCGTCCATAATATACTCGACCAGGGTCTTGATACGGTCTTTGTTGCTCTCGATGCCGTCGGCCATAGCTTCGCCATACACTTCACCGGTTTCAAAGCCAATCCGCTCTGCTTCCAGCTTAGATGCCTTCTCCAGAGCTTTTTGGTACTTCTTATCGGCTTTAGCGATGTTCTTCTTGGCTCGTTCGGCCTTCTGCTGAGCTCGTCGTTTTGCCGTAGCGTCCTTCTTGGCGTCAGCAGCAACCTTGGCTGCGTCTTCTTCGGCGTTCTTAGCATCCTCACGAGCCTTTTCAGCCGCTTCTTCCGCTTGCTCGATTTCCTCTTGGAGTTTCTCGGTCTCTTCTTCGTACTTCTGACGTTTCGCGGCGATAGCTTCGTCGCGCTTACGTTCTGCCTCGAAGAAAATGCCGCCCATCCGTTTCGAGAAATCAGTCTCACTCAAAGACGCATACAGAGTGTCAATAAACGACCCGCCAGCCTTCGCAATTTGAGCACCTTTATCGTTCGTAATGGCAATCATGCGATCGAGGTTATTACTCAAAGCCTGCTGAGGCGCCTTGGCAGAATCGTCAATACCCCGTGCCATGCCTTGGTTAACATTCTCACCAATACCGTGAAAAACCCGGCTTGGTGACTGAATACCAAGAACATTTCGAGCAATAGAAATCAACGACTCGGCAACACCTTGCGATGCACCGATTGGTTTCTCGGCGTTAGCGTTGATGCCCCCGGCTAGACCCAGCATGGTGAACATACCGAAATCACGGAACACCCGAGATGGCGAATGAATACCAAGAACCGCGGCAGTGACGTTACGCATCCGCTTACCTAGGGAGGACAACGAATCCAAAACCTTCTGTGCGTTCTTAGCGATACCGTCAAACATACCCTCCAATAATGCTGATGCTAAATTATGGCCAGCTTCTTGGAGTGGTTCCTTGTTTCGGCGAATAGCGTCAGCAAGATTGTTAATCATGTTGACAGCAGTCTCGAACATCTTGTTGGTGATGAGATACTGAGCCCGCTCGATACCATCGAGGAAGTTCCAAATAATGGTAACACCCATATCAATAGCACGAGGTAAGAACTCGTTGACACCGTCAAGCATCCGCAATATGGCGTTCTGACCAGACTCAGACATCCTCGGGAGGAGGTCGTTAATCCCGTCAACGAACGCCATAAATACATCAATACCAGTCTGAACTATCAGCGGCGTTAACACGCGAATAGCATCCAAACCGACGATCATCAAATGAGTGAACGTTTCGATCCACTTTGGGATGGTTCGATCCGCAGCGTCAAGTAATGCTAAGATGAGTGTGACGATAAAGTCAATCATCTTCGGCATAAGCTGCGTGCCGGATTCAATTAACGCACCGAACATGGTGGTGAACAGGATCACCATGGATTTGCCGAGTCCACCAGCGTGTTCAGCCAGAGCTCCGAGGAAATCAACCAACCCCAGAGCGACTGCTTTGAACAGCTTTGGAATAAACAACAGCAAATTCACCAAACCGTCTACACCACTTGCACCAACCGCCGCAAGCGTTGCCAAACCTGCTGCAAGTGCCGTTAATCCCACACCAGCGGCTAGCGTGCCAAGCCCGAGAAGGGCGACAGCTCCGGCTAGACCTAATAAGGATGGTAGTAACGGCGTCATCAGCGCTGCGGCAACGCCTAACACGGTGAACGCACCAGCTAGGCCTAATAATGCCGTCAGAATTTGCCCTGCTGTGAGTTTACTGAGGGTTACAAGAGGTGGAACCATCAGGGTGATAGCAGCAGCAACAATAACCATAGCTGCGGCACCCGCAAGAGCGCCGTTCATGAGGTTTGCAGCAGCTACCAGGATCACCATAGCTCCGCCAAGTCCGATCAAACCCTTCACAATTTGACGGATCGACAAACCTCCGATGGCGGTAAGCGCTTGTCCCATGATGACGAGAGCGTTTGCCATGACCAAAATGCCCACAGCAGCAAATACACCGGTATCAGGCATCAATTTCACAGCGCCAACCATCAATAACAACCCAACAGCCACAGCAACGAGGCTGTGAGCGATGGATTCGATCGACATGGTGCCGAACATATTAAATGCCTGCGCCATAACGACGAGAGCGTTCGCCATGACGAAGATGCCAACGGCGGACAAGGCGCCGTCAGCAGGTATAAGCCGGAAAGCCCCCACCATAATAAGCAAACCACCAGCCATAGCCGCGAGACCACGACCGATAGCGTCCCACTGCATCTCGCCAAAGCTCTTTAAAGCTGAGGCTAGAACAACCATAGAGCCGGCAAATGCATTGAGCGTGAGGCCTAAGAGAAACGCAGTCTTGGTCGGGATAAGGCGCAATGTTCCAGCCATAAGCAGCATTGCACCGGCCATAGTGGCGAGACCTTTACCGATCTCTTCCCATGATAGCTTAGAAACATCACCGATGGCGTGAACAAGGATAGCGATAGCGTTAGCCAGCGGCACCATAGCAAATGCCGTGCCAAGAAGTAACTTAGCAGGCATGAGTTTAGCGCCAATGGCGATGATAAGAAATGCCCCGCCGATAGAGGCGAGGCCCTTACCGATTTCCTCCCACGACATCTTGGACATGAGCTTCATGACACCAGCAAGAATAACTATCGCAGCCGAAATGGCAACGATGGCACCAGCGATGCCAGCTAGCTTGACGAATCCGCTCCCCTTGGTGAGGAACGTCATACCCGCTAAGGCTAGCATCAACTCCGCCATGAGTGCGCCAACCGCAGCAGTGGCTTGGGCTAGCTTTCCGCCGTCGATTGACGACAGAATAAGAATAGCAGCAGCCAAAGCCAAGATAGCAGCAGCGATTTGCAGCAGTGCACGAGCTTTGAGGGCCTGTTGCATCTTCTCGAATGCACCAGTAAGCTGCTCGACAATACCAGGAGCGTCTTTACCACCCTTCTCGTCTCCATCACCTCCGCCACCGCGGAGCATAGCGAAAAGTCCTTTAAGTCCTTCGCCATTCAAGAACGGAATCTTTTCCTTCAAGGCCATGATAGCCTTCAGTTGAGAAACGATCTTAGCGAAGAGGGCTAAAATACCCACGCCACCGATACCAGCACTGACGTTGAACCAGTCAAGGAACGAGAACGACTTAATCTTGTCAATAAACGACGTGACTAAATCATGAACCTTGATGAGGAACTTGATAAAGCCGGCATCGCTCTTCAACCCCATGAAAGTACCGTCTTGATACTTACCGGAGGTGAGGATGTTGAAAATCTTGATGAGACCGTTTGTTACTTTATGAACGAAGTCTAGGAATTTACCCCAGGCTACGCTGGTGTCATCGACCGATTTACCGATCCACTCGAATACACCAGCTATGAAAGTGCCGGCCTTACCGAAGATGTTCTCAAACAGCTTCCCATTTTGAATGCTCTCATCGAGCTTCACCAGGAAGTCGCCTAGCGAAGCTGTCATTGAGAGTAACCCACCAGCTGCGCCACCAGAAGCACCGAAAATCTTAGCTATCATAGAGCCGACAGCTTTAATTAACGACCAACCGATGTGTAGTAACGCAAAGAAACCCTTGAACGTCCTGCCGAGATTCACAACAGTTTCGATAGAAGGTGTTAGTTTGTAGGACAGGTCCTCGAAACTTCGTGTGAGCTTCATCACCTGAGCGACAGTCATGGGCGGGAATATCTGAGAGAAAGCGCGACCCACTTGCCCTACTATGCTGTACAAGCCGTTGAATACTCGTACCAAAGAATCAATGACGATGGTACGCCCACCTGCATCGCTCCAGCCTTGGAGTAGTTCGTTACGACTTTTGGCTGATTGGTCTACAGCACCAGAAATGACTTTGCTAACCCGAGTCCACAAAACTTTGGCTTCTTCGAAGTCACCGATAATAATACGCCAAGACTGGGCCCAACCCGAACCAATTGATTCATTGATGGTACCGATCATCTGGGTGAAAGTCTTAACGTCCTGAGCCGCGCCATTAGCTGTTTGTGCTAGCTTTTGGATGGAGGCAATCTGTTCTTCAGTGTAGCCCTGTTCACGGAGTTGTTCATCACTCAGATCTCCCGTAAATTTCTCCAAAGTTTTGGTGAGGACTTTACCGGTGAGCCATCCGTCAGCTAAGGTTTCTCGGAATGGTTTATAGTTCTTGGTCCATTCCTCGAACGTCATGTTGCCAGCGTTTTTGAGGGTACCCATGGCTTTCGCTGTGTCAAACAAAGCCTTCTGAAATATTTCGCCGCCCATGTCGGAGTGCACCACAGAGTTCCAGTCTTCCAAGCCGACTTTATCAGCAGCAATAGCCTGGGATAACTGGTACATAGCGCTGGAAGCTTTTTCTGAGTTTGCACCAGACAGAGCAGCCAAGTTAGCGATACCCTTGATTGCTTTGGCCGAGTCTTCCAAACCAACACCAGCTGCGGTGAATGTACCGATATTCTTGGTCATCTCACCGAAGTTGTAGATGGTCCGGTCAGCGTAGGCGTTTAGGTCATCCAAGGTTTTGTTAACATCTGCGAGAGTGCTACCTTTGGATTGAGTGTTGGCAAGAATAGTCTGAACTGAGTTAATCTGTAGTTCGTATTCTTTGAAACCATCCATAGCGCCTTGAATGGTGAACGCTTTCGCTACGTTCAGACCGCTGTCGGCCAGCTTTGCGCCAATGTTATGAAGTGCACCAACAGCAATGTTCTCCAACATAGAGAATTTGCTTGTGGCGTCCTCCACACTGTTAGACAACCCAGACATGTCAACATCAGATGCAGACTTCTGGATGAGCCCTAAACTGGAAAGAATACCACCCGTTGACGAATCGACCACCCTCAAAGCATTTGAAAATGTCGAGCCTAAAGCGCTACCGAGATTCTTCGTAGCTCCAGAGTCGATGGTTGACTCTAGTTTCTGTAAATCGGCGATAGTCTCTTGCGACTTAGCCTTGAATTGCGTGTTGTCGAATTTCATCGCAACGACGCGCTCGTCGATGGTCGCCATTAGCGGGTGACCTCCTTCCAAACTTCGTTAGCAATTTCTTGAAACAGGGGGCGTAATGCTGGATTGATGTAATCAATCCCTTGAACATAGCCGCCCCCAGCGGTGCCGTGCCCGGTTTGAATACCGACAGCGACCTTGAACCCATTCACCACGTTAGTGTTGTACCAAGTGATGCTGGGTTTCCTTCCCATTTTGACCTTGTACTCCCAAGACGAAGCAGTCTTCCCTGTGTCTTGCGGCGTGGCAGCCGATAGAGCTTTCACGCCTTTTTGACCATAGCGACTGAGGTTTTTGAAGAGCTCGTCAGAAGACATACGCTTAAGGAAGTCGAAGGTCTTGGTGAGATCGCCAGACTTTTCGATCTTGAACATTAGATGGTAATACCAGGAATCTTAGTAATGCGAAGAATAGCGATGCCGGCTGCTTCTTTTACCCATCCGTTGTGACTAAGCCACACGTTCGGTTGGCCACCTTTGCGGAAGAGAATAGACTGTTCGGATTTCCACTTTTCACTATTTGGTGTGGTGAGGTTCCAAAAACCAGTTCCGTTGGCGAACATATCGTACGATTGAAAATACGCTTTCCCGTACATCGCCATTTCGACAACGTAAGCGTTTCCAGCGTCTAGAACATACTCATGGCCGCCACCGTTACCAGTTGTTCGTCGAATCCACGGAAACTCGTTTTTGTCCGGTGCGGGTAAATCGACGCGACCGCCCGTTACTGGATCGTATGCTGTCATCTTAGCCACGAAGGCTATGGTAGCTTTTTTAAGATCTAGAAATTCTTGGTATGCGTCGTTCACCCGTCGGTTCTTGAGATCACTAAACGTAACCACGTCGTTGTTGTTAACCCAGTTTTGCCCTTCAGGTTTAGGGGTGGAACGAAGTACACCGTTACTATCGTAGGCAGCAACAGCATTAGGGGTCGGAGTGCTAGTTCCTGTTCCGCCGCCTCCGCCGAGACCGTTCAACCGGGTATCGAGGTATGATTTGTTCACACAGTCTAAAGCGAAACGAGGATCATTAGTAGCAAGACAGCCGTTCCCATCATACTGAGCTAATTTCTGCGATGTCGGAGAAACTGTCCCAGCAGCTTTGATGAGTTTCTCGATTCCCCCTTTAGTAAGTGTTACAATTTTAGCCATAGGTGCTCCTAAATATCAATCTCAAACTCGCCATCAGCTTCGTTGATCCACCTGAAGTTACCCTCGGCGCTATCAAACTCCCACTGATTTTGGTCAATGGGTTGCGGATTCCACTTTGGCTTACCGCCCATCTTATCGACGATGAACTTCAGAACTTTTTCCATAGAGGCATCGCCAGTGTCTGAGCCGTATAGTGCATCCGTTGCTGTTTTCAAGTCTTCCGCATCTAGGGAATCTAGGTCGATCCGAAAATACGGAGCGACGTAATCACCACCCGTAAAACTCTGTGGAACTGCCTGGCATTCAAAACCTATCGTCTGAGGATCACGAGTCTCTTTTATAGTTCGGTGTTCTCGTTCTGATGGATTTGCCAACAGATTTGGATAAACGTGCACATGCCGATGACCGTCACTGTCTAGCGACTGGAACGTGAAACCAAACGTTTGTACTCGTCCTTCGTCAGCGTAAATACCAACAGCCTTGGGTTCGATTCCCATCCGCTGATCTAAAATTGGTGGATAGGTATAACAACTGATCTTCAGTTCTCGTTCGATGTTGCCAGCGATAGCGCCCCGCTTTTGTCCTTCGTAATACAACGAAGTCATCTCAGCTTGTCGTTTCTCCGTAGCAGAGATAAGACCATGCCAAGCCCAGGCCTTCACCGCAAACTCGCTAAGGTACAACACACCGTGGCTGCAACCCTCTGTGAAAAAACGATCGTCCCAATTCAGCTTTGTCATCCGCTCGTCCCCCACTTCGCACGCCGTTCAGCGTTCAGTTTCTGGTTACGAGCCATGATTTCAGCTTGTGAAAGTTTCTTAGATTTCTCAGGAGAGTTCTTTATGCCAAAGATGCGAATCAATGCGAGGAGGCGGTTAATGTGCCACGTCTCGCATTCCTTCGAGATACCATTAGCGAACATCATGTAGTAAATAAGCTCTGAGGTAATAATCTCAGTTGACGAAGAGCCAGCGCCGCTGTCCGAAAACGTAGTAGCACTGGCTCGTGAGGCGATGTGGTCGTTAATGAGACTCATCTGCTCTGCTGTAATGGCTGAAATAGCTTCAGCGACAGCTTTGCGAGGCAGTTCGTTAACGACCATCATCGAAATGTAATCCAACAGCTCCTCTTGTGACTTGTCATCGTCACTCACCAGGAAGGGTCGTTGGTACTTCTCTTCCCATTTTGAGATGCTGACGAGACTGTGACACATCGAGAGATGGACTTTCACTGGCAAGAACTGATTTCGAGCGCCGTCAAAGTTGTGACGGGTAGCGACATCAAGTTCTAGCGTCATGTTACGACTTCTTCACGATCGTGAGAACTTCTTCGGGACTGAGAAGAGTAGGCGGATCGTTTTCGGTGCCATACAATTTCTTCTCCAACTCGGCTAGGTTCTCCTTCTTCACGGTCTTGGATGGGATGATAAGGTGAGCCGTCGGCTTCAGGTCCTTGAACTCGCCGTCACCCTTGAATGACACCGGAGTGGTAGAAATCTCCCAAGACATCGTAACAGCCTCGGGCGAATCGTTGATCGTGCTGTGATCCTTGGACGAGGGCTTCGCCAGGGCACTCCACACGATGTGAATGTCGTAGCCGAAATCCACACCCTCGGTATCGTTGCCGATCCGAGTCTGCCACGAGAAACCGAACATCTTACGGGTCTGCTGCGTCACCAAAGCTCCACCAACCGTAGCCGAACCGTCGCAAGCTGCGAACTCGTCGGGATAGGTGTAAGCCTCGATGGTGCCACCGAACTTCTCATCAGACATCAAACCAAGATACTTGATGTTGTCAGCGTAAATATCGGTGACTTCAGCGCCAGAGGGGCTTTCAGTAACCTTGGTGAGACCGTTCCACGCGACACCAGCGGCGTAGGTCTTCTGCGTAGCGTTATAAGGGTAGAGAACACCCTTGTTCACACCAGTCTGGAACTTACGTTCGCCAACGTTGTCCCATGTTAGTTTGGCCATTAGTTCTCCTTAATTGTAGATACTAAAGACGTAATGGTTCAATCCGTCTTTAGCAAACCATTGTTGGAACGTACAATATTCCATGTTGGAAATCTCTTCAACAAGAGCCGGATCAGGTTTGCGCGCAATCAAAGTAACTTGATAGCGACTTGCACGATGATACTTTTTGTTGTCAGCGTGTTTCACTCCGGTTCCGTCGTATTGGTAGAGTATGCACGGATACGAGAGCTTATGCATCGACGGAGGCTGGTATAACACAGGTACACCAGCCCCCGCTATCTGTTCAAGCTTAAGGTGTAAGTTCCGCCTTCGGTCCATGCCACACACCTCCCAGCGTAAGAGCGATGCGTGGATGATTCATCTCCACAGACGTAACTGCTAAATACAAAGTACCCCAACGAACATAGACCGCTAGGTCTAAATGTTTCTTGAGGTAGTCGTCGGCGACGACGGATACCGCCATATCAAAGTTCACGTTGGCGTTGAGTTTACCAATGTCTTGATTATTGCGGTATGATCGAACGACGTCGCCAAAAGCTTGACGCTCAGTTACCTTCACGTCGTATACACCTTCGTCGATCTCGATAGGCTCGCCGAATCCGACAGCGCCGCTAAAGCGTGTCATGATTCAACCTTCCCATTTTGAGCTTAGCCGCCTGGAGGAGGAACGGGGGTTCCGCCACCGCCGCCAGCCTTCTTGGTGTGACGCTGGTCAGCTAACAGACGACTCGGATCCAGCTTGTTGGTAGGACCGTCGCCAGTAGCAGCAGGCGAACCGGTCTTCCACAGCGCCATAGCCGACTTTGCCCGGACCAGCGCACCCGACATACGAGTTTCAATCAGGTACTTGTGCTGGTTGTAGTCGATGTCGAACTGGTCGAACATACCGAGCTTACCACCCTGGTCGGTACCAACCTGGTAATCCGACAGGTTGACGATAAGACCAACCAAGTTCGGGACCCGCTCCATGGTTTCGACAGTGACAATCTTCGAGACACGCATGGCGTCTGCGATAGCCTGATCGTTGGGGTAAATCCGACGACCGTCCTTGTCCTTGATCCAGCGCAGCTTACCGAGAACAGACTCGGTGGTATAGAGTGCTGGCTGACCAGAACCCTTGTAGAAATGTCGGCTAGTGTCGATGAGCTCGATCATGGCATCAGTACCAATGTCGTTCTGAGCGATCTCAAGACGATGGGTAAAGAATTCATGATCCGTAGCGATAGGACGGATGTTCTTGGCGTTGATATAGTCCGGGGACTCGATATCGCGGTTGTCGCCAAACAGAATTGCCGAAGCAATTTCCTCATGGAGCATCAACAGCATCTCAGCCTTGATCCAAGCCACGGCGTCGAAGGTGGTGATGTCTAGCATGTCGTCCCGGTTCACCTTCTGGCGCTTATACACCGTGGTCGGACCGGTGGAGCGGTTCTTCAGCTCGAAAAACTCGTCCTTCTTCATCGAGCCCTTGATGTAACCCTTGGCTCGGGCTTCATCTTGGGTGATGTCTGCGTGTACCGAACGAACCCGAGTAAACGGAGCGCTGGTGACGCCATTCATCACACCATCGACCCATTCTGTCCGACGCTTAATGAACTCCGGCTTGTTCTGGAAGTCCTTAGCCTGTGGGAACAGAAGGTCAATGTTGGTGATACCGAACTGGTCAGCGTGGAACAGTACGGATTCCTTGAGTGAGCCCACCTCCTGGGCATCTTTGAACACATCGGCCATGTCCGAGTGAGACAAAACAGGCCGGCGACCACTCGGGGCTAGTCGGCCTTGGTCGAATACATTACCCATGTATGCGTCTCCGTTGTAATCGTATTGTGCGAGTTCTTCAGGTGTGAAGTCATCCTCTTCGTAGTCGTAATCATCATCGTCGTCTTCATCCTCGTCATCGAAATCGTCTTCATCGTAATCGAGTTCGTCAACGAGGTCTTCAACACCAGCTTCGTACCCTTGCGCTGCTGCGTTTTCGAGCAGGGCTCCGACGATTTCCTGTTGTTCCGGTGTCAAGCTGTCGAGGACTGCTTGAATGTCTTCGGATTCATCATCATCGTCGTCATGCATGATATAGCCGTCACCGTGCGACAGCGTACCGCCGTAGATGACCGCTTCATCTTGCAGTTCGGTCTCCCCGCCATCGCTGTGACGGAGGACCACATTATCAATTTTTGCGCCTGGGTTGGCTCCTGATAGCACTAGGCTAACCTCCCTGATTTGTCCGTGCATCACGTGCTTTTCCTTTTCGACCAACTGGTTTGCATAGATCGAAAGACTCGTGATGTCACCATGTTGAACTAGTTGTTTTGCATTCTGGGCTTTCGCTGTATGGTTAAAAAAGCCATAAGCGTAAACCCCATCTTCCCGATTCTCTAGGGCGGCATGCCCAAGCACGTTGTCGGGGTCATGGTGTCCGTGTTGCCACACCAATGGTACCGTACTGCCGTCGTTGTCTTTGAAGGCGTCAGGTAGAATAGTGCGACCATCAGAACACCGAATACCAGCGCGAGTAGCATACCCGCTAAAGTCTGGTCGCATAATTTCCTTTCCATTTTGAGCTACTGATACTGTTCGGGATCGTACTCTGGTGGGTACTCCTCCTGCTGAGCATATGGGTCTTCCATGTCTTCTCCTTCCTCTTCGGCACCCGGGTAACCATCCTCGTAGGGCATGTTAGCGTTGTACAGCTCGTCAGCCTTCGGGTCAGTCGACGGACGCATACCAATGATTGCGCGAATCTCGTTGGCAGAAAGAATCTCGTTCCGAGTAAACTTGTCTGCGATGTCAGCGATCTTCTCCATCGGTACAAGATCGAACGGACGCCGAAGGTATAGCACCGTCTGGCGCTGAGTTCGAGCGGTCTTGGTGAGGAAGGTTCGAGACAACTCTTCGGCAATACTGTCAGCTACCGGCTTGATGATGCGATTCTGATAGTTTAGCAGCGCTGTTTCCGCTGCTGTCCCATCGAGAATCTCTGTCGTCAATCCAAGCTGAGCTTGCACTTGCTTTGTGAGCCACTCGATCCTCGGAAGGATGTTGCTTTCGACAGCGCGGTTCAATTGTGTGATCTTCTCCGTGCCATCGACGTAAGCGATACCGAAGTCAGTCTTGCGAAGCTGCATTTCGATGTCACGAATGCGGTTCTCCGCTTGCTGACGGCGGTTTTCGCCTTTCACAACATATGGAAGTTGGACAATCACATCCAATTTCTTACTGCTGAGATCATCTTCGATCCCATCCATCATCCGAAGAGCCTTAGCAAGTCGTTGGAACATGCTGTTGGGCTCGTTCATGATGTCATAGAGCGGGTTTTCAATGATCGCAACAGTACTCTTTGGTAAAGTGATTTGTTTATGTTGTCCGTCACGCTCGTCATACAAGTCAACCATTACGTGCTGAGGATACCAGTTGACAATCTCCCCAACACGTAATGACTTGATGTCGAAACCGCCAGATTTCAATGGTGAAATGTCAGTCTCGACGGCAACCACAGCCGCGACACCCTTCTTAAACAGAGTAATAGCTAGATCCTGTTTAAAAGCGCGTGCAGCTTGGTCTGTGTTTGCTTCGATGTTAAGGCAGTTCTGAAGTCCAGATGGTATGGTCTCCAGATAGCCGCCGTTCTCATCAGTACGAGCGTGTAAAAACTCAACAGAAGCTACGTCAATAGCCATGCGAGTAATGATAGAGTTCACAAACGAACGGTCAGCACCAGTAAAACTCAAAAAACGCCTTGAAGGGCTGTATTGTGTCCAACCCCCAACATTTGACGGTGCAGATGTTGGAGGGTCACGAAATGCGTTCCAAGCGTGTTTCAGTTTTTCTGTAAATGACAAGAGCGTTGTTACTTTCTATCAGTTACAAGATGGCGTACCGACCGTAGGGGTCGAGTGCGAAGTGGTACAGCGCTTCACCGGGGCTGTCGTAAGCGAAGTGTGCAGCGTGGGCACCACGAGAAACGTGTCGGCCCTGGTACTTACGACGAGTCCGATAAGCGTCTGCTAGCGCACTGACAGCGGCTCGTCCTTGATCGACTTTACCAGCTGCTCGGCTAGCAGCAGCCCGTCGTGAAGAATGTTTGCCGCCTAACGCATAACTACCAACTGTGCTACC